TTGATTGATTGCATGATTGAAAATCCTTTCAGCGGTTAATAATATAAAAATTATATATTATATTAAAATATAATATATAATTTATTATATTAAAATTTATTTCTTGCTCGTCAATCGCTTCATCAAATCAGCAAATCGTGATCGTCAAAATCTTGACAGAGCAGATCGGATTGATGAAACCGACAAAGCATAATAATATAAAAAATATATTATATATAAATATATATAATATATTTTATTATATTAAAATTCAGCAGGTTAGCAGTGTTGCATAAATGTCACAGGGTATGGGTGGGTGTTGCATAAATGTCACATAATACACATCCAAAGACTGAATATTCTATATTTGTTCACTCTTTGTTCTATTTTGTTCTATGTTTGTTCACTGTTTGTTCTGTTGTAAAAATGTCACAGTCAAATAAAAAAGATAGTTAGTCAAAATATTGACAGTCTTGACAAGTCTTTATCTTGACCCGCACCCAAAAAAACACACCCTTTATTATATATATAAAATACACCTGAAATATATTTTAAAAAAAAGAAGGGTATCTCATCGGGGCTAATTAGACCAACAAAATAAAAAAAAAGAACACAAAGTTTCCTTTGTATTCTAATTGTACAGTTACCATTATATGAAATATAGAAATAATTCGTGGGTGTGTCGAGTATCTATTTACCCTGGCATATCTAGATATAAAATAACATATTTTCTTACAACATACAAATATGTTATAATCAATTATTGTTACCAATTGTTACAAAGTAGATAAATTATGTTCACAGCAATGATTTTAATTTGTATGTTTGATAAAAGTTGTATAGAATTTATAGATAATGAAGATCCAAGTTTAACACAAGAAGAATGTGTTGACAGAGTAAAAGAAATGATATATAATATAAAAGAATTTCCTTTACCACCTATAAAGAGTATACACTATAAATGTCAACCAATATCAAATGGAATGAAAACATAACACATGTTAGATATACAAACAGATGAACTTCCAGATCTTTCTGGAGTAAGCGACTATATTAATTTAAAAGATACTTTATCTAAGTATGCACATCAAAAAGCAAGAACAGATTTCCTTACATTTGTAAAAGTATTTGCTCCTACTCTTGTATCTGACTTTGAGATGGGTAGGCATATTGAATTACTATGTGAAAAACTACAGGGTGTAGTAGATGGTAATGTAAAAAGATTAATGGTATTCTTACCACCACGTTCTTCTAAGTCACTTATATGCAGTAAACTATTTCCTGCATGGTATATAGGTAACTTTGCTAATCATGAGATTATGTCTGTATCACACTCAGACCAACTCGCTAGTGACTTTGGTCGTACAGTAAGAGATATTGTAAATACAGAAAAGTTTCAGCGTATCTTTACTGATGTATCCTTACGTAGTGATGTTAAGGCAGCAGGTAAATGGAAAACAAATAAGAATGGTTCATACTATGCCGCAGGTGTACGTAGTCAGGTAGCAGGACGTGGCGCACATGTAGCCCTACTAGATGACGTAATGTCAGAAGAAGACAGCTTCAGTGAAGCAGGTAGACGGTATATTAAGGAATGGTATCCTGCAGGTCTACGTACTCGTATTATGCCCAATGGTGCAATCATTATTATTAATACAAGATATCACTACGATGATCTTTGTGGTTGGTTATTGAAGCAAGAATCAAGCTGCAGAGCAGAGTGTACAGCCTTGGGAAGTAATTTCTATTCCTGCATGGCTTGATGAAACAGCTGCCGAATTGCTAGGCTTGCCAGAAGGTTCTTCCTACTTTCCAGAGTGGAAATCAGATGAGATCCTACGGCTAGATGAGCAAGAGATTAGAGCATCTAATGGCAGTAGATACTGGAATGCTTTGTATATGCAAGATCCAAGTCCTGATGACGGTGGTATAATTAAAAAGAAATGGTTTAAATGGTGGGAGTATGAAGATCCACCACCGTGTGACTTTATTATACAGACATATGATACAGCTTTTAGTACATCAAAAACAGCAGACTTTAGTGTTATACAAACATGGGGCATATTCCAAAGTTTTGAGGACGATGGATATGGTGGAGAAAGTATTGTATCTAACATTGTATTACTTGGAAATACAAAAGGTCGGTTTGAATATCCAGAACTAAGACGTATAGCACAAGAACTATACCAAGATTATAAACCTGATGTATGTATTATTGAAAAGAAAGCATCAGGACAATCACTTCTTCAGGATATGAGAAGAGCAGGTCTTCCTGTATTAGACTATCTTCCTGATAGAGATAAGGTATCACGTGTATATGCATCTACTCCTCTAATGGAATCAGGTCGTGTATGGCTACCAAAGGATAAAGTATGGTCAGATGATTTATTTTCTGAGTGTATGTCCTTTCCCAATGGCGCACATGATGACCAAGTTGACTGTATGACTATGGCTATTCACTATATGAAAGATAGTTGGAACTTAATACATCCAGAAGATCCTAACTGGGAAGATGATTATAATCCAAGAAAACAGAAAAGGGTTGCATATTGGAGAACATAGTTATATAATATGCATATCGGTTAACTAATTTTTAAGCAGGGTAAAATGGCAATAGAAAAAAATCCAAATGATAAGATAGAACAAACTGAAAATGTAATTCCTGTTGATTTTTCAACAATGAGTTCAGAGCAGGTTAACTTTGAACTNGATCCTGATACAGGTGAAATTGAAGTTGAGTTTAATTATGAAGGATCTATGAATGAACTTCCAGAAGATAGTGAAGACGCATTCTATGAAAACCTAGCAGAAACCCTAGATGAAGAAACTCTTTCTTCTATTGGGTTACAAATTTATGAAAACTTTGAAGCAGATAAAAGTTCACGATCAGAATGGGAATCCATGTTTGAACGTGGCTTTGATTTGCTTGGGCTGAAGTTAGAAGAAACTACTGAACCTTTTGAAGGTGCAGCAACAGCCGTACACCCATTGCTGATTGAGTCAGCAGTAAAGTTCCAATCAAGGGCAAGTCAAGAACTATTCCCTGCTTCTGGTCCTGTAAAGGCACAGGTTCTTGGTGACGTAACCGAGTCACGGCAGCGACAGGCAACTAGAGTTCAGAATTTTATGAACTACCAGCTAACCGAGCAGATGCCTGAATACTTTGACGAGTTTGAACGTATGCTGTTTCACTTACCCTTGATTGGTTCAGCATTTAAAAAGATTTATTATGATGCATCTATACAGCGTCCTGTAAGTGAATTTATTCCTATTGACCAGTTCTATGTATCTTACTATGCAACAGATCTTCGTCAGGCGGATAGATATACACATATTTTATATCGTAGTCCTATTGAGATGGATAGACAAATTACAGCAGGTATGTATGCAGAAATAGATCTACCAGATCCTTACTTACCAGATCAATCAGCACTAACAGAAAAGATGGATAGTGTCCTTGGTCTTTCTCCTTCATCTAGCAGTGATATGCAGTATGTTCTTCTTGAGCAGCATTGTTATTTAGATTTAGAAGATTTAGGAGTAGCTGCTCCATACATTGTAACTATTGAAGAATCTACACAAAGAGTTTTGTCTATTAGACGGAACTGGAATGAAGATGATAAAACTATGCAAAAGAAAATGTTCTTTACACATTATCGTTTTGTTCCTGGTTTTGGTTTTTATGGTTTAGGTCTTATTCATTTCCTTGGTAATATTACTATGTCTGCAACTGCAGCTATGCGTAGCCTTATTGATGCAGGTCAGTTTGCTAATCTTCCTGGCGGCTTTAAAGCCAAGGGTGTTCGTATTGTAGGTGACAATGATCCTATTGCTCCGGGTGAATTTAAAGAAGTTGAAGCAACAGGTATGGATTTAAATAAATCTATTATCTCACTCCCATATAAAGAACCTTCTCAGACACTGTATCAGATGCTAACATTCTTATCAGGTGCAGGTCAAAAGTTTGCAGATACAACTGAGCAAGTTATTACCGAAGGATCAAACTATGGTCCTGTGGGTACAACTATGGCTTTGCTTGAAGCATCAAGTAAGTTCTTTAGTGCTATTCATAAACGTCTTCACAAATCACAGAAAGACGAATTTAGAATTCTTGCACGTATTAATCAGGAAAGTTTACCACAGGAATATCCTTATGATGTTCCTGGTGTATCCGAAACAATCTTCCGTGATGACTTTGATGGACGTGTAGATATTATTCCTGTTAGTGATCCTAACATTCCTTCTTCTGCTCACCGTTTGATGATGACGCAGATGGCAATGCAGTTAGCACAAACTGCACCACCAGGAATGTTTAATATGGAAGAACTAAACCGCACACTCCTAAGTGCAGCTAATATTCCTAATATTGATCGTATTCTTCCACGTAAACCAGAAGTACAGCCACTTGATCCAGTTACCGATATTGAGGCTGCAACTAAAGGTTTACCTATTAAAGCATTTGCAGGTCAAAACCATGATGCACATATTCAAATTAAAACAATGTTCTTACAAGATCCTGCTAATGGTGCAAACCCAGTTATGCAACGTATCTCTCCTGTATTACAAGCTAATATACAAGAACATGTAGTAATGAAGTATGAAGAACAAGTCAATGGTATTACACGTCAGATAATGTCTCAAGCACCACAGGGTGATCCAAATCTACAAAACCCTGCAGTAATTGAACAGATTATGACACAGGCAGCACAACAAGTTATGCAAGCTAATATGGCAGCTGCACAGCAAGGTGGTGGTCCAGAACAGCAAATGGTTCAGATGGAAGCTGCACGTCTTCAAATAGAACAACAAAAAGTACAAGCACAACTAGCAAAAGAAGCAACTGAAGGTGCTTTAAAGAATCGTGATCTTGATCTTAAAGAACAGAAACTTGCTTTGGATGCTTATAAAATAGGAGCAGAAGGAACTCTGAAAGCCGATGAAAAAGAGAAAGATAGAAATACAAAGACAGCAATCAAAGCTGTTGAAATCTTATCAGACCTTATCAAACAAGAAGACAACCTTAAAAACTCCGAAACGATTAAAGCGGCAGATGTCATCATGAAAATGATTGACCAAGCTAAGTCTGAACGAGGAATGTAATTATGGCTGCTGGATTACAGAGTGTTGTAAAACTTTTAACTAAAGGTGCAGCTAAACAATCTGCTCCTATAGCAGAACGTAATTTAAAAAGAGTTATGTATACAAATCAAGAGCGTTCTGGTCAAATTGGTGGCTCTTTTAAACCTATTGAAGGATTTGATCCTGAACTTAAAAGACCTATAGTTGGAGATGATATAACAAATTTAAATAGTTCTTATATTGAAATAGAATCTCCTGCAGGTGCGGTTTTACGTAAAGATGCTAAACTAATGGTAGATCCTAATGTAGCATCAGATATTCCTGTAGGAAATTCAATTAAAGGTTCAGTAACAGTAAAAGCAAATCTTATTGATTCAGGTAATGGCGCAAGATGGTCTTGGACAAAAGCACCAGAAGGATATCAAGATAATGGTTTTATTGTATCTGTACAAGGACCATCAAAATTTACTCCGCAAGGAGAAGGACATGCATACGCATTAAAAACTATTTATGAAAAAGGTGGTAATTTATCTGGTTATGATAAACGTAAATCAGAATTTAAAAATATGTCTTTAGAAGAAACCGAAGCAATATTAATGGAAAAATTAAAAACTGCTAAAGGTAAAGAGCGTTCAAAAATTCGTGATCAACTTCGTGGTCAACCACCACATGGAAGACCAACAACAACTGGTGTTCCAGAGTTTGGACCTATTGTAGGAGAAATACAAATGGGTAAAAAAGGAAAAAAACATCCTGTTTATGAATATATTGTTATGCGTAAAAAGGGTGGTAAAATTGGTTCTGTTGTAGAACGTAATCCTTATAACTATGAACCGAAAGGTATTTAATGCTCTGGGAAGAAATACAAGACTCCCTTCAAAAAGAAATTGAAGGATTAAAGAATTCGCTTGCATATGGTAACGCTTCAGACTATCATTCGTATATGAACATCGTTGGAAAGATTGCAGGACTAGAATGGTCACAGCAAGAAATTAAACGATTAGTAAATACAATGGTATATGAAGACGATAACGAATAAGGAGAAAACATGCAAGTAGTATCAATGAATAATGCAATGAAGAATGACGAATGGATTTCTGATGTAGAACAATCTGATCCTGAAGTTCTTCCTAAAATTCCAGGATATCATATTCTGGTACGTCCTGTATCTGTAAAATCTCAGACTAAGGGTGGAATTATTTTACCTGATTCAACTAAGAATGACATTGCTTATCTTACCACTGTAGGTAAAGTGTTAGCAATAGGTGATACAGCCTACGATGATAACGATAAATTTCCAAAAGGTCCTTGGTGTTCTGTTGGTGATTATGTTTGTTATGGTAAGCATACAGGTCAAAAGTTTTTTTATAAGGGTGTACGAATGCTTCTTTTATTTGATGACCAAATTTCTATGGTTGTTGAAAATCCAGAAGAATTAGATCCAACCTTTAATCTTTCTAATTAAATTTTAGTAATGGTATTGTATACTACATTTAAATAATGTATTATATAAACAAATGCGTAATCCGTCAGTTTCGCATGTGACGTTAAAAAGGAGAAATAAATGTCCGAAGATAATAATGAATGGGCTACGGTGAATACTTCCCCGTCCGAACAAGTGGAAGAAAAAGTAGAGTTTGAAATTGAAGGTCAGGAAGAAGAACAATCTCAACCAGAAGTTTCTACTCAACAAGAACAAATTCAAGAAGTAAAAGAAGATACTGCTTCTGAAGTAAAACCTGAACAGGAAGAACATCAGTCTGGCGCACAAAAACGTATTCGTCAACTGGTTCGCCAAAAGAAAGAACGTGAAGAACAAATTCAAGAACTTGTTGCTCGACAAAAAGAACTTGAAGAACAATTGAAGAATAAACAAAAAGAAGTTGAAACTTCAGTTGAAAAAAGTTTTGAAACTGCTGAAACAAATATTAACAGCCAGATTGAAATTGCAAAAGATGCATATCGTCAGGCACTAGAATCTGGTGACACAGATCGTATTGTTCAAGCACAAGACTATCTTTCTAAAGCACAGAATGAAGCAACAATGCTTCGTGTAAATAAAGAAAGATTTGTTACAGATCGTCCAGTTCAAATAGAACAACCTGTTAATACACCTGTCCAAACACAAAATATGCAGCCTGTAGAATATGATAAGATGGCTGTTGAATGGGCAGGAAGAAATGCTTGGTTTGGTCAAGATTCAGTAATGACTACTCTTGCACTGGAAATTGATAACGAACTAAAAAGCGAAGGTTATGATCCTTCGGAAGAAGAGTTCTACCAAGAAATAGATTCAAGGCTTCGTAATAAATTCCCTGAAAGATTTCAAGGTGGACAAACAGTACAACAAGATCGTATGCAGGAAACGTCAACTCCTGCCCAAGTGGTTGGTGGAGCATCACGCACTTCAACATCTTCATCTAATAAGAAAGTCAAGTTATCCAAAGAAGATATAAGACTAGCTGAAAAATGGGGAATACCACTGGAACAATATGCCGCTGAAAAATTGAAAGTTGAACGATCCGATGGTGAGTATACTTCAATTAGCAGTAATTATTAATAGCGTGGAGGATTAAAAAATGGCACGTAATACAACAACAACATCACGTAATGCTGAATCAAGGGAAATGAACTCAAAGGATATGGATTATGAATATCGTGAACCAAGTCTTTTGGACATTCCAGAAGCCGTAACAAACCGATTTGTAGACCAAGGTCTTAAACTTCGTTGGATTAGAATGACTATTCGTGGTCAGGAAGATTACAACAACATTGGTAAGAAGATGGCTGAAGGATGGGAATTCGTAGGTATAGAAGAAGTTCCCGAAATGCAGCACTCGTCTTTCGTGAAAGACAATGGACGATATCAGGGTACAATCTGTCGTGGAGATTTGGCTCTAGCAAAAATGCCTGTACGTAAGGCAGAAAGTCGTCAACGGTATTTTGAAAATCAAAGTAGGGAAATGGTAGATGCAGTCAATGCACAACTTATGAACCAAAATGATTCACGAATGCCAATTCGTAACAATAGTAAAACTCAAGTAACTAAAGGACGAACACCTAAATTTCAAGACTAATTTAGAATTCGGACAAGATACTTGAAGTGCAATCTTTTTTAATAAGGGAGAATAACAATGACTACATCTAAATCACTGTTCGGCTTCCGTCCTTCTCGTAAACGTGGAAGTAATATGAACAATATGGGTACAAATGAATACCCTATTGCTTCAGCTTACGGAGCGAATATTTTTACTGGCGATCTTGTCCGTATTAATGCAGGGAAAGTGGAAGTTATCACCACTGCTACAGAAGTAGCACAGGGTGTGTTTATGGGTTGCCGTTACGTTGCTGACGCTAACGGTGAACAAAAATGGAGTAAGTACTGGCCTTCTGGTACATCTGCAACTGAAGCATATGCTATGGTTGCTGATGATGCTCGTGCCGTATTTGAAGTTCAGGCAGATGCTTCGGTAACTGCTGGTGATCTTTATGGCTCACAAAACTTTGCTGTGACACTTGGTTCTGGCTCTACCTTTACAGGTATGTCAGGTCATGGTGTTCAAGCTGCTGGTCGTACATCAACCATTGCTATGGTTCGTGCGCTTGATCCAGTAGAAGAACCAGGGAATGATGTTGATAATGCTGCTCAACGTGCATATCTAAAAATGAATGTACGTCTGGTACAACATACCGACAACTTCCATGACGCAATCGTAACTGCACCTACATCTGGTGCTGATCCAGCATTTTAATTTAAGGGAGATAAATAATGGCTATTAATCGTTCTAGTATTGCTAAAGAACTTCTTCCCGGTCTTAATGCTGTATTTGGCATGGAATATGGGGAAGTTTCTGACGAACACGCACCGCTATTTGAAACTGAAAATTCAGATCGTGCGTTTGAAGAAGAAGTATTGTTCACAGGATTTGGTACTGCACCTGTTAAAGGTGAAGGTTCTGCCGTATCTTATGACGATGCNCAAGAAAGCTACACTGCTCGTTACACACATGAAACTGTGGCACTGGCATTTGCAGTAACAGAAGAAGCTATGGAAGACAACCTTTATGACACGTTTGCAAAGCTACGTGCCAGAGGGCTTGCTCGTGCCATGGCTAACACTAAGCAAGTTAAAGCTGCCGATGTATTTAACAACGGCTTCAGCACTTCATATCTTGGTGGTGACGGAGCAGCATTGTTTTCTGCTTCACACCCTACCATTGGTGATGGAGATCAGAGTAACTTGCTGACAGGGGATCTTGCAGAAGCATCACTTGAATCTGCACTGATTTCAATCTCTAAAGCAAAAGATGACCGTGGTATTCTGATTGGTCTGCAAGCTAAGTCCTTGCATATTCCTTCAGACTTGGCATTCACAGCTGATCAAATCTTGAACAGCACAATGTCAACCACAATTGGTGTTAATACAACCGATGCTGCTATTGGTGCAACTAACACTAATAAGATCAACGCTATTCGTAGCCAAGGTCTTGTTCCAGGTGGTTTCTTTGTTAACCGCCGATTTACTGATACGGATGCTTGGTTCATTAAGACCGATTGTCCTAATGGTGCTAAGATGTTTGTCCGTGCGCCTCTTCAGACAAAAATGGAACCAGATTTTGATACAGGCAACCTACGCTTTAAGGCTCGTGAGCGTTACAGCTTTGGTTACTCAGACTGGCGTGGTTTCTACGGTTCTGCTGGTGCATAAACGTAGTAATTAAAAAAACTTTAAAAAATTAAGAGGAGTACTTTCGTATTCCTCTTTTTTTTTGTATAATAGTAAGATAACATAATAATAATAAAACTAACTAACTAACAATAAAGGAATTATATTATGGCAACGAATATAAGACAGGGATTCGTTACAGGCGATGGTGCAGTATTAGATATTGCAACTAGCACTACTGTAGCTGATACCCGAATCAAAGGTGTAACATATTCTGGAATAGGAACATTTCTTATTACAGGCGTTTCTACCGATCCATATGGTAATATTAAAGGCAGTAATTTAAAATTTGTAGGTACAACTGCAAGTGATGTAGGTGATATTATTTTACCTGACTTTGGATTAAGAGTTAATGGTGTAGTTAAAGTTTCTGCTCCTACACCTACAGCGACTGTCGGTATTTTCTATGGCTAATTATACATATCTTGTAGACGACTTAATTGCTGCAACCGAAAACGATGGTTCAGAATTTTTGTCCTACATACCTAAAATGGTTAATCGTGCAGAGGAACGTCTGACAAGGGATCTTGATGACTATGGTTTAGTAACATATACTTCAGTAGCTGTAAGTTCTGGTAATAATAATATTACTTTACCATCTGGTACACGTATTGTCAAGAACTTTAATATTGTATCTGATGGTACAAGAATCAATCTTTTACAACGTACAGATGAATATATACGTGATTACTGGCCTGTAAGTGCAAGCACAGGTACACCTGAGTATTATGCAAGACGTAATAATACAACTGTATTAATAGCACCTACACCTTCTTCAACAGTTAACGGAGAAGTTGTTCATGTTTCAAGACCTGTAACTCTTGCATCTGCAACACCAACTAATTATTTTTCTGATTATTGTTATGATGCTTTATTTAATGCATCAATGGTAGAAGCAATGGTCTTTATGAAAAACTTTGAACTTGTTGCTTTATTTGAGCAAAGATATATGCAAGCTGTACAGACATTACAGAATCAGGCAAGACGTACACGTAGAGATGATATGGAAACTCCTGCAAGTCCAGCAGGTGCAGATAATCCAGTTATAATGGGGAGTACCTAACAATGGCATTAAGTAAAATTATTAAAGAAGGTTTAAAGACAACAGCAAAGCGTGGACGTAAAGGACGTTACGCAAAGGCTGCTGCTACACGTAAAAAGACAATGGAAGCTAAAGCTATTGCTGAAGGTCGTATACCTAAACCTAAAAAGACTGTAATGAAACCTGGTGAAGCTAGAAAGATAGCTGAAAAAGGTCGTAAAGGTGATATTAAAAGTTTAACTGCAAAACAAAAAGCAGAGCGTTCACGTCTTATTACACAAGTTAAAAAAGAAATGGAAGCAGCTAAAAAAGGTTTAACAGAAAAACCTAAACTACAAAAAATGGTATCTACTATTGAACGTAAGCCAGGAGAAAAACTAACTGAACTTAGTTTAAATATGGTTCCGGCATCTAAAATTGAACTTGATCCTGTTTTAAAAAACTATTCACGTAAGCAGATTAGACGATTAGTAAGTACTGGACAAGCTAAAATTGTTAAAACAAAAGATGGTGCTGAAGTAAAAACAACTGGACGTTTTGCTCCACCTGCTTCTATGGTTGCTAGAGAGGCAGGAGAAGGTTCTCGTGCAGGACGTGGTACAGGACGTAAAATGCCTTCTTTTCGTCAGCGTATTGAAAAAGCTAAACGTGCAGGTGAACCTACATCTGCAAAAGAATTAGCAGAACGTAAACAAGAATTATCTAAACCAAAAACTGTAGGTGCAGCTGAAGCTATGAGACAGGCTAGATCATCTGTTAAAAAGCAACAACAATCCGCAATGAAAAAATTAGATAATAAAGCTGCAGAACAAAAAAGAGACATTAGTGAGGCACAAAAAAAAGGTACGATTACTAAAGAAAAAGCAGATAATCTTAAACAAGAGATTGATGAATCTTTTGATAAAGCTAAACAAGAAACAATGGAAAAACTTCGTGGTACAGTTCATTCTAAGGCACGTAGTATTAAATCTGATCCTTTACACTATACATATCGTAAGAAAGGTGGTAAGGTAGGATCAAAACCACGTGGCTGTGGAGCAGCTATGAAAGGTTATGGTAAAGCTATGAAAGGATCAAAATAATGGCAGGTACTACAGCACTACCAACAGGTAGAGGACGCAAAAGAAAAAAGATGGGAAAACTTAAAACAATGGGAGCAGCTTTAACTCCTATGGCTGCATATGATTATGTAGATATTATGGGTGATCAAGGTATGTTACTTGGACAAGAAGTTCTTAGATCTCTTGGTCTTTATAAAAAAGGTGGTAAGGTAGGCAAAGGACCTAAAGGTTGCGGAGCAGCTATGAAAGGTTATGGCAAAGCAATGAAAGGTAAAAAGTAATGATTAGTAAAATTTTTAAATTTATTATTGGTGGAAAACCAGTATATAAATCAGTTCCACGTAATCCTAATGCAATTCGTGAAGCACAAAAACAAGGTGGTGAGTTAGTTCAAAAACCTTCTCAAGCTATTGTTACTGCTGCTAAACCCTTTAAACCTATTAGTGGTGCAGGTTCTCGTACTGTACCTTCTGCTGCTCAACGTGCAGAACGTGCTGCTCAAGCATCTCGTATGCCTAAACCAAAACCTGCTACATCATCAGGAACTGGTGGATCAGGCAGACCACCTGCTCGTGTATCAGGACCACCACAGCGTGGTGGCGCACGTAAAGACATTGTAGTTGCTAAACCACGTCAGGTTGCTCGTCCTTCTTCTAGAGTATCAGGACCACCTAAACGTAGCGGTGCAAGAGTTACTCCTACTCCTCGTAAACCTAATACTAATACTGCAGCTATGAAAGCATTAATGGCAGGTATAATGACAGGACAAACCGCACCTACAGGTACTCCACCAGCTAAAGCTGCACCTGCTGCTAAATCAGTTCCAGTTCCAAAAGCAAAACCTACAGAAATGAAATCACCTGCACCGAGAGAACGTACTAAAGTTAAAAAACGTACAAACTTTACTTCAGGTGATAATACTGGTTTTGGTCCTAAAGGAAATATCTTTCCGGGAAGTTCAGAAGAACGTAAAGCCCTTATGATTATGTATGGTGGTACTGGCTCTAAAGCAGGTAAAGCTGCTATTGCAGGAACACAGGGTAATCTAGCAAAAGGTCAAAGCCTTCTTGATGCAGCAAAAAATAAAAAGCGTAGCAATGTAGGTGTAAGCAGTCGTGCTAATCCTAATTTAAAAAAGGGTGGTAAAGTTACTCCTTCTAAATATAAAGGATTTTCTAAACTACCTGAAAAAGTGCAAAAGAAAATGAACCCAAAAGCTGCATCTAAATATAAAAAGGGAGGAAAAATAAGTATTAAAGAAATTAAAACTAAAGGCTCTGTATCTTTAGAACAAATGCCTTCTAAAAAATATTCTAATCCTTCTGCACGTCAGGTAAAGGGTTGGGGAGCAGCACGTAAACCAAAAAGGTAAATTACTATGCCGTTAGCAAAAGGTCGTTCTGCTAAAACAATTAGCAAGAACATTCGTAAACTCAAAAAGGAAGGCAAGCCACAAAAACAAGCTGTGGCTATTAGCCTATCTACTGCAGGTAAAAAACGAAACCCAATGGCAAAGACCTTGGAAGAAAAGCAATACAAGCCTAAAGTAGTAAAACCAAAGAAAGGCAGGGGATCTTATTCTAGAAAGACTAAAGGGCTGGCACTTGGTGGTCAGCCTAAGTCATCTGTAAATAAAGCAGGTAACTATACAAAACCTACAATGCGTAAGCGTTTATTTGAAAGTATTAAGTCTGGTAATAAGGGCGGTGCATCTGGACAATGGTCTGCACGTAAAGCACAAATGTTAGCTAAACAATATAAAGCAAAAGGTGGGGGCTACAAGTAGTAATGGAATGCTTCACGTCTTCTTGCTCGTCATCTATATTGGTACTGGAGAGAATCGTTATCTCGCTAGTGGAGATATGTATTTCGCATCTATTACCACCTGCAATTTTTACGCAGCCCAAACAA